GAGGAATAATTTAAAATGCCTTGCGGAAAATTCAGTTGATGAAAATATTCAGCTACAAGCAACAAAAGAGATGGGTAAAGCGATAGGTACGCTTGGAAAACCACTAACTCCGAAACAGGAAGTTGGAGTATATGGAATGTTGCAGGAGTTTTCTACAGGACAATTAGATTCTGTGAAACGGCCAGAGTTGAAGGAAGTAAATGATTTGTCCAAGATGTAGTTCTTATCATGTAACGAAAGACGGGAAACAGTATAGTAGAGATTCAATCTCTCAAGTTTTTTCTTGTAAGCAGTGTAATAAACATTTCCAAGTTCCTTTAGAAAATAGTGGGTCTTCTTCTGAAATAATAGAATCAGGGAAGGTATTTAAGTATGAGTCTGATGAGGTTCTCAGGGTACATGGTTTGACTGATATTCATGTAGGAGCTAATGAATTTGATTTTAAGAAGTTTTCAGAAGCTATAAAGCGAATATACGAAGATGACAATGCTGTATGGTTTGGAAACGGGGATTTGTTAGAATGTATACCACCTCACTACAAGATTAGTCAGAGAGGACAATATATTCCCCCAGACCAGCAACATGAAGTCTTTATGGATATGATAAGACCTATTATTGACAAGTGTTTATTTGTGAGAGGGGGAAATCATGATTATTTGAGAAGTCTCTCCTTATTGGATTATGATGTATCAAGAATGATTGGAAAAGACATGGGAGTCCCATATTACAAGATGCCTGGCTATGCGGTACTTACTGTTAAGGGCCAGGATTGGATTCTAGCCTCTGGACACGGAAAGAGCGGAGCAAAAAACGGAGATTTGGAGCTGGACAAGATGGCTGCGGTTTACTCTGAAGCAGACGTGTTTTTCTTGGGGCATAATCATCAGTTATATGCAAAGCCTTTAGATTCCATGCGTATAGATGGAGATGAGGAAGCTTTGCACAGAAGGTGGTATATTAGGGGAGGTAGTTTTTTGAGATATGCAGAGTATGCAAGGTATTCCATATATCCAATCGTGCGAACAGGATGGGTCACTATGGAATTTGATAAGGATGGCATTGGTTGTTGGACCAACTAAAGAAAATTGATGAGGACGAATATGATCCATCAGGATTTAATCTTGGTGAGTCTATATCTGAATTAAAGAGAATTGCGGACAAAATAAGTGTAGTGGGAATCATACAGGGTAATAGTGAAGATGTAGTAATGTATATGAGGATTAAATCTATTATAGAGCATATGGAAATACCAGAGCTAGTAGGGCATGAAGAGAAAGAAAACTATTTCAAAGCATGACCTTATTAGAACTCTTAAGGCACATCGCCTTAAACTTGACCAGTTGTATCAGTTGTTGTATATACAGCAGAATGAGCTAGTACAGTATGTTGATTTTAAAGGGGAAACCAAAGACTTTGAAAAATGGTTAAAAGAGAAATATGAACGTCAACAGTCAGAACGTAGCGAAGGCGGAGGAAATTCTTCAGACAGCGAAGAATGACCTTATAGCCTTTGGTAAATTATTTCTCCCTGATGATTTTATGCGGAGTGAAACTCCAGCATTTCATTATGAAATTGCTGATGCGATAGATGACTTACAAGTAAAGCAATTAGCTATTATTGTTCCCCGTGGTCACGGGAAAACTATTCTTACAAAAGCATCCATTATTAAAGATTTCTGTTTTCAGACAGGGAATGACCTTTTGTTTTATGGGTGGATCAGTGCCACACAAAAACTTAGTGTAGGAAATATGGATTATGTTAAATATCATCTAGAGTACAATGATAAATTGAAATATTACTTTGGAACTTTAAGGGGCCCAAAATGGACGGAAGAAGATATAGAGTTATCTAATAGATGTAAGCTTATTTCCAAGAGCAATGTTTCTGGTATTAGAGGTGGAGCAAAACTTCACAAGAGATATGACTTAGTTATCCTAGACGACTTTGAACATGAAGCAAACACAATAACTCATGATGCGAGGGCTAAAAATGCAAATCTTGTTACAGCTGTTGTATATCCTGCTTTGGAGCCTCATACTGGTAGGCTCCGTGTTAACGGGACTCCTGTACATTACGACAGCTTCATTAATAATCTTCTCGGACAATATCAAAAAGCAGCTAAAGAAAGAGAAAAATTCTCTTGGAGAGTCATTACGCACAAAGCTCTTGACAAAGATGGAAACACTTTATGGCCAAGCTTCTTCGGTAAGAAAAAGCTAGAAGAAAAGAAAAAGTTCTATAGAGACTCTGGTCAGTCTTCCAAGTTTTACCAAGAGTACATGATGGAGGTTATGAGTGAAGAAGATGCGATGTGGAAAAGGTCAGATGTTCGGTATTGGCAAGGCTATTACTACCACGAGGATGGGATTAACTATATCGTACAAGACAAAGAAAAGAAGCCTATCAATACATTTATCGGGTGTGACCCTGCTACTGATATTGATACTAAGGAATCTGATTTTAGTGTCATTATGGTTGTGGGTATTTGTCCAGATAATAACCTCTACGTCTTTGAATATGAAAGACACAGAAGTATACCAACAGTGGGTTCAAAATCATTCACTGGGGATTTCATAAATAAGAAGGGTGTTGTGGATTATATAATTAGTCTTTATGATAAGTATCATTGTACTAGTGCAACAGTTGAAGATGTAGCTATGAATAGGAGCATATTCCAATCTTTGAATGACGAGAGAAGAAGACTAAATAGATTTGACTTAGCAGTAATTTCTGAAAAACCAGGGGGTGCACAGAAAAGAAATCGTATATATAGTGGTCTATCGGGAAGATTCAGCATGGGCACTGTACATTTGAGGGACAATCACTTTGATTTGGTACGGGAAGTACTTACATTCGGACCAAGAATGGCGCATGATGACACCATAGAAGCTCTTTATTATGCCAATGTTCACGCATTTGCTCCCAATATGAAGAGAAACGAGAAAGAAAAGACATGGGTGAAGCCTGTTCGTAAGGCAAAGCCCTGGATTGTAGCATAAATGCCAGAAACTGGAGTTCCAAAGAATTTGCATAGGTCATTAGACTTATTGGGTCTAGCACCTGGTGGCGCTCCATTTGATATGTTAAATGCAGCTCTATATGCAAAAGAACGTAAGTGGGGCCCTAGTTTATGGTCTTTAGCTGCTGGTGTTCCTTTTGCTGGGACTGCTGTGGGTCTTGCAAAGCTTTCAAGAGAGGGTATAGAGGTTGGTACTTTTTATAGAAAGGCTGTGAGGGAAGCAAGAAAAAAAGGATTTGATGATTTGATACCACCAGAACTTTCTGAAGCAGCATTTTATGAATCTCTTAAGACTAGGAAAGGATTGAAGAAGTGGTCTGCTAAATTTGAAAGAATAACTGGAAAAAAGATTAAGACATTTGAAGATTTTAAACCCGTGCAAACTGCTGGCGGAGCACAGGAAGGGATGATTGGTACTCAGAGAGTTCCAGAGGCAGCACAGAGAACGGTTGTAAAAGCAGTAAGAGACCCGAGAAGTAGGAAAGTATCTACGGATGTTGGATTTTCAAGAAAGACGCCAGCGGAACGAAGAAGTATAGTTAGAGAAGAAAAGGAAACTATGCGGCTTCTTGATAGAGAGAAAAAGAGAAAGGGAAGACGTGGCTACTAGAGATGAAATGACTAGTAATCCTGCTAGGGCATCATTGCCCTCTATGGAGAGTAGAACTCTACAGGGAAGAGATAATGCTGATACGTATAAAGGTGGAGCTAAATCGTTTTGGCAAACCTTTGTTGGAGATGATACACACAGGAACAGACTTCGTGTTGTTAAAGGCTCTTATGATAAGAAGTATTTTCCCAAAATAAAGGATATTTAAAATGGTACAACGAAAAGCACAAGGGCATCAACATACTAAGAAAGAGTTAGCAAGAGCGGAAGAGTTATTTCGCAAGTATAACAATGATATGCTAAGAAGAAATGTAGAAGGAATTTATAATCATGCTAGGCATCAAGCTCCGTCTACAAATGCTAACTTTCATCGTGGTTTTCAGCGTAATCCACAACGGCCAAATCCATATGGTTC